AAGCCGAACAGTGTTCGGACTTTAACTTGTCGTGGTTATCGTGAGCCTACGGATTGGTTTACAACATTAGGTAATGTTGATGCGTCTAAGAATTTGCATTTGCCTTTGGTGTATTATGCTTGCAGTCGTATTTATCAGCGTCTTGAGGACACTGGTATGTCTGCCGAATATAAGCGTGCGTTTGATGAGGGCGTTGCGTTAGCACGAAACGCCGAAATGAAACCAGTTAGTCACGCCCATTTGATATTGGCGCATGGACAAACTCGTGGCAGACCAACCTTCAAGGGTTGGATGCAACAACTTGGAAGAACTTTAGGTAACTAATGACTGTCGGCATTTTTGAGCAACAGGACTTTACTGGTGGGTTGAATCTTCGTGCTGACCAGTTTCAGTTGGCTGAGAATGAGTCTCCTAAGATGTTGAATGTTGATGTGGACCCTAGAGGTGGGGTGTTTACTCGTGGCGGCTATACAGCGATTAATAGCAGTGTTATTGCTAGTTGGAATCCTCATCGGTTGTTTCGGTTTGATGGTGATACACCACAAATAATGTTGTCTAACAGCACTAAGGTTTATCGTTCTACTGGAAGCAATTTTTCTACTTTGCAGTATTCGTCTGGTAACGATATTGCTGTTGGTTCTAATTTTGGTGCAGGGTTTGCTCAGTGGGGTAAAACTTTATATATTTCTACTGGCACTAGCGGTAACGGTGGCTATAAGTGGCAGACTGCTAATACTTATGCTACTGCTTTGACGGCGAGCGGTCCTACTTTTCAACCGTATGTTACCCCAACTGCTGGTTTTATGCCGTGCGCCAAACATCTTGCTGTCCATGCTAATAAAATGTTTGCTGCTAATACTATTGAGAACTCTGTTGAGTTTCCGAATCGTGTGCGTTGGTCGCACGATTCTTTACCTGAGGATTGGATGACTGATGACTATATTGATGTGGAGGGTGGCGGGAATGGTGTTACTGGTTTGGCTGTGGTTTCTGGTCAGTTGGTAATTTTTAAACCTAGAGCCATTTTTGTTTTGTTTGGTTACGATTCAGCAAGTTTCACTATTGTTGAGTTATCTAACCATCTTGGTATTAACACTCCTCGTAGTTTTGCGCAGTCTGATGTGGGTGTATATTTTTTTTCGTATCCTGAGGGGTTTCATTACTATAATGGTTCTAGTGTAAAAAACATTTTTAACCAGTTGCAACCGATTATAGATTTAAACTATTTGGATGTGACGACTAAACCTGTTGATGTTTCTTGGGTTAATAGCCGTGTGTGGTTTGGTGTGCCGTATTCTACAACTGGTTCTGCCGCCACTAAGGTGACGGTCAATTTTGTTTATGACCCTTCTATTAATGCTGCTGGGACATACACAATGTTTCAGTCATCTGATTCGTATGGGCTTGTTGGTGGTATTAACTGGGAAAACTCTAGTGGTGTGTCTTTTGGTTTGATGTGTCATGCAAATATTGGGCGTGTTGTTTCTGTAGATAATTATGAGGAGCAGCAAGACAACTTGGATGGTACTGCAAGTAGTTTTGTTACCCGTTATCGCACTAAATGGTTTGATGCTGGTTCTTATATTCAAAAGAAAATGTTTCGCAGACCTGATTTTGTTTTGAAGGAACCTAATGCAAGTACCACTATTACGGTTGATGTGTACCACAATTTTGATGAGGCTGAAGGTAATCAGCGTAGGACTTTTAATTTGACTTTGACTCCTGATACAACTGCGATGGCTTGGGGTTCTGGTTTGTGGGGTACTGGGTTGTGGGGTGCTGGTGCTGCTAGCGCTGTTGTTGTCACTGGTTCTAATCTTGGTTTGGCTAGGTGTGTTCAGTTGGAGTTTTCTGGCGAACTGGGTAAAAGATGGGGTATTAACAGTATTGGTTACAAATTTCAATCACGAAGGGTTAAGGGTTAATGGCTACACTTTCTATTCCTTATAGTTTTGTTAATGGTACTACTGCTGTCGCAGCAGAAGTTAATGGAAACTTTACTGCTGTCAAAACTTTTGTTGAGGCTCTTGCGGCGGGGACAAATATTGATGCTGGTGCTATCACTAGCGGTTCGTTGTCTGCGACTGGTGTTGTTGCTGGCGCATATACGACAGCGAACATTACGGTTGATTCGCAAGGTCGTTTAACAGCAGCGGCATCAGGTACCAGCGCTACTGGTGATAGTGACCAAGTTGTGTTGGGTTCGCAGGTGTTTGGATAATGGCAGAAAATTTGAATCTTCCTCTGATTAACATTCTTACTAGTGTTGATGCGGATGTGTTGCGCCAAATTTTTACCGATATCAGTAAGAAAGTAAATGAAATGAATGACGAGTTAAAAACATTGAAGCAGGGCTAAAAGCATTATGAGCATGATGGAAAATTATGGTGATTATGGGTTGGCTGAGGCGTCTGCTTTGCGCCGCCGTCAGCGTGGTTCGTTGGCTAATCAGGCTGCAGCGTTTCAGGGGCAGAAGCGTGGTAAGCGCCGTCTTGAGGATGTTAGCCGTGTTTACACTGAGGGTTATCAGCCGTTGGCGTCTAGTTTTGGTCAGCGTGGTTTGGGTGGTGCAAATGTTAAGTCGGGTATTCGCCGTTCTAGTCTTAGTCGTTATGCGGAGAAGTTTCAACGGGATTTGGGTGCTGAGACACAGAACATTCAGGATGATTTAAATAATGTTGCGATGCAGGAGGCTGATGAGCAGGCGGAACTTGAGGATTATATTGCTCAGTTGCGTTTGCAGAAGGCTCAACAGATTATGGCTACGGCTGCTAGTTTGCAGCAGTATGCCTCTTATTAGGAACATGTAGGAGATTATTGTGGCTAAAGATAAAGACAAAGGTAAAGCACCTAAAAGTACTCAGTCTCAGGCTGACCGTCTTGCTGCTCGGGCTCGGGCTTACGGTCTGAGTTCTTCGGGTAAAAATATTACCAATGTTGGTGGTGATGTAACTGGTGGTGGATATATTTCTTCTTCTGAAGCCAGACAGCGTGCTTTAGATGCGGCATCTGACCGTGCTAAGGCTCAAGCAGATTTTATTAAAAAGCAACAAAAATCTGAAGAAAAGTTTGGTCCTAAAACTGGTGGAACTGGTGGTGGAAGTAGTGCTTTGACTGAGGCTCAGCGTTTGGCTAATGAACTTGCTCGTCTTAAAATTCAAGCGGAATACGATAAGGCTGACCGTGAAGCACAAGAAGTGTTGGATGACCGTGCGGCGTCAGCACAAGAGAAAGCAGATGCAACTGCTGAACGACAACGCAAATTTGCTGCGTTGTCTGAGGTTGCAAACATTTATGGTCGTCAAGGTGCGGAAACAGATGCGTTGTATGGTGGACAGTTAGAAGATTTGCCATCACGCAGACAAGCAGATTTGGATGCTTTGCTTCAGGCTGTTAGCGCTGGTAAGGAAACTATTACTGGTGCCGAAAACCAGTTCTTGTCCTCGCTTGTTGCGCCACAAGCGTACTCTAATGTTCCGTTAGTAGATTTTTCTACAGCCCAACCCGTCAATCCTTTGATGGGTGCGTTAGGTGCTGAAGGTGCTGGTACTGCTGGAGTTACTGGTCAGTCTGCAATGGATGCGCAGTTGGCTGCGCAATATGCACAGTTGGCTAAAAGTTCTGCTCAACAGTTAAATACTGGTTCACAAAACTATTTGGCAGCGTTGCGTAATGCGGGGACAGGTGCTGCTGCGGCTGGTCGCCAACAATTAGGTATGGGTCAAAACATTTATCAGAATCAAATTAACACTAAGTATTCGGATTTGACTAACCAGTTGGCTATGCAGCGTTTGCAGGCGCAGCAAGAGGCTGCTGCTAGAACTGCTGAGGCTCAGGCTAATGCGGCTCAATATGGTGAAACTCCTGCTGTGATGCCTGTGGTACCACCGTTACCGCCAACAGAACCTCCTGCGGGTGATGGTGGCGCTGCCGCCGCCGCCGAGGCAGAGCGTAAACGCCGTGAACGAGAAGCCGCCATTGCCGCCCTTAATGCGGCACGCC